GCTTGGGCACCACGCTGCATATTATTATAATCATTTTGTAACTGTCCAAGGTAGGTTCCGTAAGCCGAACTATTCTGCGCCCCAAGATTACCAGTATTTTGCGATCCCGCTCCGGAAAGAGCTATTTGCCTTTGTCTCTCAATGCTTTCCAAAGTTGGATTGAGAACATTTTCATTGTAGAGATTTTGGTAAGGTGCGAGTTCTGCTCCCAACTCAGCAGAATTTCCGCTGCCAGTTCCAGCTCCCTGTGCCAATTGCGTTAACGCCTGGATTTGGTAAGGATGAAACGGCTCAACCACACCTAAAGGCTGCGCGCCATTTCCGCCAGCAAAAGGACTACCATTTTGGTTGAAGTATTGCTGCAACTGCTGAAGGCCCTGCGAAGCAAATGGACCTGTATCTGCTTGCCCCATAGGTGTGGATTGGTATGGGCCTTGTGATTGAGCAAGTGCCTGAGGTAAGAACTGTTTAAGATACGCATTCCTTAGTTCTTCGGGATAGGTTTGAAAACCACCTTTTGACTCGCTTTGAGATTGAGCAGGACGCGCGCCCTTTCTTCCGCCACCAAGAGCAGATAATGCTGCTCCGCCCGCAAGTGCAGCTCCAGCTAGTGGTAAAACAGCCATTGGCATATTAGTTTCCTCCGTAAATAAAATTGCTTCCAGCACAGATGAATCCATGCTTCTTTAGATATCTATCTTTCAATTCTGAATGATTTGCCGTCATGTGCCCTACTAAAATCATAACCTTCATCTCATCCGATATTTTCTTCACTTCATTGATCAACATATCTGCAATTCCATGCTGTCTATAGTCGGGATCTGTCATTAGAAATTCATTTCCCAATATCTGAACTTCGTTATTCCAACCAAAGTGCGTCCAATTCATTCCAATACATCCAACCAATCCCTTGTCGGACGCCTCGGTTACATAAACAATCCCATTGCTAATTAGAGAAGCCAACCAAATTCCACTATAGGAACATGCTGGAGGAAACCCTCCAACCTTTAATTCATCAAACCAATCAAGCAATAGAAACATTATCCTTGAGTGATCTAGAACATTGGCCTTTCTAATGCTAATTTCCATCTGCTACCGCTAAAAAGTACTACAAATTATTCTTACCCAGTTCAAAGTCCCTGCATTATTGAGTAGAGTGTACTGATAAGTCACAGTCTGAACTATATCATAAAGTTGATCACCAGTCTCTATATCTGAACTTGAGGTTGGAGCATTTCGATCTGTTCTAAGTCGACCTTGAACAAATGTAGTAGGCAATGTCAATTCAAGATAATTGAGCTGATCTTCGACGCGTCGAACCCTTTCTTCCCCAACCGATCCACCAGTAACAGCATTCTGATCTGTAAAACGAGACATAACTACCTCGTCGAGGATGGTTTGATTTCTTCATAGCAATTACCCAGCAAGAAGTTACCATCGATAACATCACTCGTTAATTGATACTGTCTCTGCCTTCCAATCATCATCACATCTACCTTAGTAGTATTAGGATTCAACGTATAGGTAGCCTGAAAGCTAGGATTAACATTGTCAACTAGCGGCGCCTGCGCATAAAGACGAGCATTTGTCTTGAGAGTCATAGTTCCAACCTGCTTCAGATCCGGGTAGAAGCTATAGATAACCATGGTATCGTCGCCTTCCCCAATTTGGGCATAGCAAGTAGTGGCGTAAGATAACATAGGGGCATATTGGTTAGACGGGTCATCCAATGCAGGGTTATATGCAGAATTATAGTCATTTACACCTACTTCATGCTGGAACAAACGATCGGAAGATCCATAATTGATGGTGACATTGGGACCACCACTATCGATCACGGAACTTGTACTGTAAGCGCCAGGAACGTCCACATTGATCTGTAGAAATCCACCTAGAGCAAATAACACTGTATTCGTTGAATTGATCTCTGCGCTGCTGAACCCACCAAATCCGACTGCATTAGTTATGCTGACAGTATCGCCCGCATTTACCGTGTTGAGTCCGGAGTTTATTCCTATGATCGTAGTTCCTATAGTGATTGCACTTCCACCTCCCGTTCCAGATGAAGTAGCAGCACTGCCAGCAGTAAAAGAGATGGATTGAACCGGAGGCTCGCCATAGTTACCCACCCCATACAGACCAGTTCCATAACCCACCGTTCTAGTAACTGAAGTAACAGTACGAGCACCGTTGAGATTTGCCGCCGTAATACCATTCGTATCCACAGCTCCACTAATGAAGATCTTATCGCCAGGGAACAAGTAGGATGTTATAGCAACATCAACCACCACATTATCAGAAGTATTTGTCGTAGTGAGAGGATTCGCACCAAGCGTGTAAAAGAAAGTGCTCAGCGAGTTTGGTATCACCAATGCATTATTTACGTTGCTTTGGATCAAATAGGGATAGTCACTAATATTGGTTGGCTCTTCAGCAGCCGTGCGCGATAATGTTCCAATAGACCAATGGGATTCTTTGTAATTATAGATCACATAGTTATTCGGGTTAATATCCTGGCCTACAGGATAGAAGAACCATACCTCATTAAACTCTACGTTCGCGAACGTGAAGCATGTTGATGAGGCTGCCCAGTTAATATTATCGTACACATATCTTTTAACCGTGTTATTTGGCAAGATATTGACCGTGTAGCCATCAAAGACATAGAAGTCGCCCTGTCCCATCCAGAACACTGCGTCCTCTATCTCAGAACGCGCCTTTGGGCCTATAATGCCGTCGGTAGCAAAAAGCTTCCTGATCAACCATATCTGCGGCTTGTTGATAAACTGGAGATTGTAAACTTCGTTTGATGTGAATACGAGATCATGATTCCTTGCAGAAGCCTGACTAATTAGCGGGCCAGCCTGATCCAAAGTGGTTACATAGGAATAGGTGGAGGGCCCTGGCGTCCATTGATCGTAGCCATTGTTATCAAGCAGCACATTAGATTGATCACTGAAGTACAGCTGATTCAAAAGAAGGCTGCTATTACTAAGACTCTTACTTCCCAGTGTGCAGACAGAATTATTGGACACATACACCCATCTGACGCCTGATGGAACTGCATTCCCAGAGATAGCCGTTATAAGGGTTGGTGCGGTACTGATGTCAAAATTCGTCCAGATATAAAGGTTGGCAACGTTACTAGCGCCATCCCCTGGTGTCAAAATAAGATTGTCACCATATTTATCCATGGACCAAATGCGAGGGTAAATAACATTATCTGGGTCATTAAATGTCTTTGAATCGCCGTAATCGCCTGCCCCATAATTTCCTCCACCATAGCCATAGCCAATTGATTCCTCTTCAATTCCAGCAGCTATTTGGGTCTGTATTGTTGTGCCCGCACCACCCGCAGCTGTGACAGCAGACGTTGCAATCGTATCAGTGTCGATAATGAACGTATCTTCATCCACGATATTGGTAATGATTGTTTCACCATTAATGGATGCGGCAAGAATTCCGTCCACATTTCCTGAACCTGCTATCTTTATTCTATCACCTTTGAGCAATCCATTGGCTGGATAATTGACATACAGATAACTCGCAGCCCAAGTCATATTGGCCGTTTCTTGGCCAGTTCCATCCGATGCAATGCCTACATTGATCTGAACTGCTGCATTACTAACAACAGTTACAGGAAATGTTCCATTAATATTAGCGGCAGGAATTCCAAAGTAAGTTCCCGTAACGCCACTGATATTAATCAGATCGCCATCTTGGAAATAGTTAGTAATTTCTAAGGTGATGATTGGACTGCGGATGGTGAAGTTTACCGGAACATCTACCGCCGAGTTGTATTCGGTGGAGAAAGCATTCGGAATAGCAATTGTATTGGCATTCAAAGGAGTGATATTGTAGAACGAATAATCCAACAGCGGAGCATATGCATAGAGACGCGTAGTCGTGCCAATGATTGTAATCGGATTTCCTTTGGGATCTCTGCAGGAGAATATATTCCTGGCAACGCCGAGGATGGTTTGATTGTTGTTGGAGAAAACACGTTGCCAGCCGCCAATCTTACGTAGCTTGCCATCCTGAAAGCGAATCTTATCGCCATCAGCGAACAAAATGGTATCGAGAGGGGTAGAATCCTCCAAAGGATTGACCCCAGGTATAATGGCCAGCTTAATGCGTTTTCCCAGGGTCGCCATGACTACCTACTAAAAATGTTCGATGATACGCACCAATCCGGGAGATCCCGATCCGCCAGGAGCAGTAATACCACCACTGCCACCATTCCCATAACCAATTGCTGTAAGACCTGCACCCCCTGCACCGGAATATTGCGACGTGATTTGTCCGAATACTGGGCTTGCGCCACCATATCCAGCGATGGGAGTAGGCAAGTTAGCACCATATCCGCCTGTCCCACCCTGCAACAATAACGGAGTTGCCGATATGCCAACAATGATCCCTGTGCCGCCTGCACCACCTTTCGTGAATGCACCGTTTGAACCACCCGCAGCCGTTATTGATCCGCCTGCTGCAGGGGAAACCGTCGTAGAACCGCCATTGCCATTGGGTGAGCCGCCGGTTCCAATACTAACCGCTATGCTAGCTCCGACTTGAGATGCCGTTAATTGACACCAGAAATAACCACCACCGCCGCCGCCCGCTCCGCCGCCACTGAAGTTCGTTCCACCACCACCACCACCAACGCCTTCGACAGTGACGTAAGAGATATTGGCACTGGGCGTATAACTGCTATTAGCAGTGTAGATATATACATTCGGAGGTGTAGTAGAAGATCCACTTCCAATCGGTACATAGGTATGCGTTACAGGATCAATGCTACCAATTTGCAGCCACTGCGCGCCATCATAGATATTGTAGATCCAATCCGTGGCAACAGTGGTATTAATCCATGTCGATCCAGCAGTAAGTATCGGCGCTACAGGAGCTGTATTGCCAATATTGTTGGTGAATGAAGACAACAACTGAGTATCTTGTGCACTTAAATTGCCATTCAGCTGCGTTCCCCATACGTTCGCATCGATTGAGGAGTTTGGCACGGGAAGGGTCCAAGCAAAATTAGTCGTACTAGTGGGCATATTACATACTCAAATTATTGATGGTGGAACGTTGAGAGTTGCGTAACCGTAACTGGCTAAGCGCAACACCCGCTTTTTCAAATTCACTGGCCGCGAGTTCCGGAGATTGTAAACTGTCTCTATAGAAAATCCCGCGCGCTTTGTATCTCGTTACATCCTGGGTAAAATCGCCCATCCAGATACTGGTATCATTCTCATTTACTGGATAAGCATCACGGTAGTAGTAATACATTTCCAGTATGTAATTTCCGGTGTTCGTCCAAGGATGAAGATATAACTTATCCCCGAATATTGCCCACACACCTGGTATGCCCTGATCCGATCCAAACCTACGAAAGTTTTTCAGATCATAGAATGTGCGCTCTTCAAATCCACTCGATGCAGTGACGATGGTAAACGAATTATAATCCTGCGGGAACACGGGAGGGGTGGGGAGGGGTGGCACTGGTCCAATTAATAAGCTCAACTGCAGAACACTGATAAAATCAGTGGGCAAAGGAACATGATCAACATAGGCTGGAACTGTAATGTAAACCAATTCTGTGTTGATAAATAGTTGCTCGATCTCGAGCTCTTTAATGGCGCTTACAATGGCGTTCTGAACCTGCGTGGAAAAGCTAGCATCACGGTATGTTTCTGCCAGAATCTGCGTTGTCATTTGACCAAATGTAAGCGCCATAAAGTACTATCCTATACGTTGCCTTGGCAGAGATAGTCTACTTCAAGGTAAACGGTTCCTGTGGCTGCAGCAGTTGCGAGGCCAGCAGTTACAGTAAGTACCATGTTGTAGTATCCATTGTTCGAGGTCGTAGTATTTTCGTTGTCTGCGTACATGTAACCAACACCACGTGTCTGCACACCATTGGTGAATGCAGGAGCGGTATTAGCATAAACATGCACTTGACCAGCCGAACCACCACCAACAGCACCAAGGCTGGCAGCAGTGATAAAGCGGAAAGCTGCAGGACCATCAGTCTGGTTGTCACCAAGTTCAAATGTACCGGTAGGGGTAGCATTTGTATCTAGTGGAGCAAAGTAAACCAGTGCAGACAAAATCACGATCCCATCGGGAGGAATGAAGTTGGTTGCAACGATCGTATCGCCGTTAGCCAAGGCACCAGTCAATTCGAAATACGCACCAACACGGAATGTGTGACCGGGTACAACAGGAGACTGAGCTTGGAGATTTGTGAAGTTATAAACAGTCATGTTTCATCTCCTAAGAAGTTTGAGCGACATAAGTAGGCAGAACGATAACACCATGGTCGGTGCCATTGAACTGGATCTTCTTAATGCCCCAGATTGCGTTGATAGCAATACGGCGTGTTTGCGCAATATCGATTACGTCTTCACGGATAATGAATCCAGGAACGATTTCCTTACCATCCGAGAAACCACGACCGAGCGCCATAACAGCAGCATCACGACCACAGAAAATCGCACGGCGTGTATTGGCAAGAACCAGGTTGGTTCCAGAGTCAACACCGTTTGGAATTTTGTCCGTTTTGAAGATTTCGGTTTGCGAATAAACCATCGAACGTGCAATGCCGCCATCTGTTTTACCAGCAGCAATCAAGTTACCGAAGATATCACGGTACTGAATAGGAGCCGAGGTATCTTGGAGCAAGGACTGCCATTGGCGCGTATGAACGTACATATGGTATTTTACACCATCACGCTCAGAGATCGGGCGAATGTAAGGACGAACGGTTTCTGCTTCGGCTTCGAGTTCATCAATCTGAGTGAATTTCAAAGTTGCAGTAGGATCAGCGTTCACTTGTTGATCGCTTGTCCAACCATTAGGATAGTAAACACGGTTAGCACTAGGAGCGAGTACAGTGTTCAAACCTTGGAGGGTTTGCTTTTGTACGCCGGTGTAAGTGTAACCATCATAAACGAAGCTGTTAGGGTTAAAGCCAGCGAGCTGGTAAAGAACCGAAACCACACCGCGTTGTGCCAACCAGTCCATCGATACTTTGTAGGTATCTTCAGGGAGATCGTACAGAACACGTTGTTGAGAGATCGTCATCGTGTTTGGAATTTCGATGGGATAACGCAGTTGGTTAATAACCAGATCTTCTGTGAAATACGTAAGCGCATTACCTTGACCGGTAGCGGCTTGATCACCGATCAGACCAGGACCAGTTTGACGTAGCAAGAAGCTAATACGAACACTGTCACCAGCCATGTTTTGGAGTTTTTCTTGTTTGGAAACGATTCCTGCTTCCATCATTGCTGCAAGCAGCCCCGTATCTGTGACGAAGTCTTTATATATCCGGTTGGACCATAATTTGACTGTCTGCAGATCAGAACTGGCGAATTGGGTAATTGCCATAATAGACCTCAAAAAGTTAAAAACGAACGATCCGGGAAATCCGGAAGGTTGAGTCAGTTCCTTTAAGCGGCCTTTTACCGTGAGGCACACGATGGCGTTTAACGTGAACCACACGGGTGCTTTGGTTTTTACCGTGAACCACACGAAGAGTCACTAACGCAGACTCGTAAGGAAAGACCTCCCGCTCTCACACACTACCGAAGCAGAGGCATGCATAAGAGGTCTTAGCTTACGAGTTTACCAAGTAATCAATAGTTTAACAAGTAAATTACATTCCACCCTGAAGTTTACGAAGCACATCATGAAATGCCTTGGGGTCAACGCCTCTGCCGTGCGGATTCATAAACTTATCGTCGAATCTATCCAGGCCGGCATAAATGCCTACATCTTCGGATGGCTTAAGCATGACGCCAGGAACTTCACGTGCTGCCGAGGCTGATGCACGCATGTTCTGTTCTACTTTCCCTAGGTTCGTTCCTCTTGGAAGAGACGACGCAGCCGCCTTTGCCTGATAGCCATAGTTCTTAGAGATTTTATAGAACATCTCAGCAACGTTTTGGCCTTTTGTAAGGGCTGCTTGAGCGAGATTGTAGAGCTTTTGCGTGGCTAGTTGTTGTGCTTCCTGCTCATTCGCCCCAAGCATCTGCGCTGTCGAGATTTCGGCATCCACCAAATGCTTATACGCCTGATCAAAGTCGGGCTGTTTTTGGACAAACTCTGCCTGCTGCATGTTCACAGCGTTAGCAAAATAGCGCTCGTACTGGTTAGTGTCAGACAACTTACTTTGAGCCTCTAACTTTTTCTCTAACTCATTGATCTTACGCATATAAAGATTGTGAGCTTGCTCATCGACAGGATCAATCTCTTGAGCTTTTTGTTCCTCGGCAGCATTTAACTTGTTCATGGCTTTGTTGTAGAGCTCTAACTCGGTCTGGTAGCGAATGCGCTCCTCTCTTTCTTTATCCAAGGCAGCTTCTAGAGTTTTCCGCTTTTCAATCTCTTTATTGAGACGTTTCTTCGGGATAACCTTAAGATCAGCATCGTCATCATCATCCTGTTCTTCTTGTACTGGCTGAACCTCTTGGTCCATTTGGGTATCGAGGGCTCTCTCTTCTGTTTCTTCGGCAGGCACTTCAACAGGTATTTCATTAGCTTGAGGAACATTTTCAGCCTCCATATCCGCCAATTTGTTGATGCGCTCTAGCTCTTTATGGAATGCATTCACATCCAATTTCCCCGGGGCTTTCCAATCCAAATTGGACTCTTGTAATTGAATGTCTACACCTTTGGCGTCACTAATTGATAACTCTGTGTTGTCTGTCATATTTTACTTCCATTGATTGTTGATACTGCAGGTTTTTGATCCATCCAACTCACGTATGAGAGAGATATGTTGGGCTCTCCAGCGGTGAATAATGATTTCTTTTAGTTCATTCAACTGAGCACGCATGTCTGCGAATAACGTGTCAGCTTCCATATGGTCCTCGATATGGTAATGGTGCAAAACGTACTCTAATTCATCCAGGAACTGTTCTTTGAAGGTCATAAATTCTTTCAAGTGCGATTCGAGTCGAACTTCAATCTCATTTAACTCAGGCGGTATGCGCATCTTCATAGCTAAACTCCTCAGGTGAATTATTGTTGTATGGCCATCTCCTTATAAGCGCGCTCAGCGTCTAGATTTAAGTTGGCCATCTCTCTGGCACTGCGAACCTGATCGTAATCAGCTTGTGCATTGGCTTTTTTTGCAGCCATAAATGCATCCACATCCGCATGCTCTAATTCTTTTTGCTTCAACATTGCATCTGCTTGCGCCCGCATTGCTTCTGCTTCCTGTTTTGCAGCCGAGGCTTGCTTAAACAGCACCTCTGCTTGCGTTAGCGCTTCCATCATAGGGTCCGGTCCTTGAGGAGGAGGAGGCGCCATCATTTGCTTGATCTTACCGAGATTTTCCCCATCAAATGGAGCGTATTCCATTACCAATGGCATAATGTCCACAGGATTAGGCTTATTAGCGAGAATTCCAGCAAGCTGCAGAAGCTTCTCAAATATAGTCTGTCTTTCATCTGGCGTATGCGGCGTCTTCTCGATGGTGATATCATATTCATCCGTTAGATTATCCATCAGAAGCGGCACATATTGTGCTGATCCTTCAGGAGTAATGTGTTTGATGAGCCTACCTTCCGAGTTATCGACCAACACGCGCAAGATATCTATCATGACATGCCCTGTTTCGACCGTATATTGCTCTAGAGCATCAAAGTAAGGTGCAAGCACCATAAGACCCTGACGGACTAACTGTGCGTTTAATTGGGCAGTCATGAGCTTAGAATCAGTCATGCCCATAAAGTCAGGGGTAACACCAATCACTTCCATGAGAGAGCGATTAGCAAAGTCGATCATTTGAAGTAGTCCATC